TTTAAGTGTTGCTTACGAAGATATTAAAAATAGAAAAGGTAAAATTATAGATGGAGTTTTTGTTAAATGAGCCAACTACAAAGAAAGATACTATTTCCAACTGCTGTTTATTTTAAAGATATACCTAACTCTAAGGAACTCAATAAATATCTATTCAAAGAAATAAAAAAGTGGCGTAAAGCAGATCCTGAAGGAGAAAAGAAAACAAACTCTGGTTTTGGCTGGCATAGTAAAACCGATATGGATAAGAGAAAAGAATACAAACCTCTTATCGATGAATTATTTAAAATGGCTTACGAATGTAACAAAGATTTTGGTATCACAGGTAAGTTAGGACTTGGTAATATGTGGGCTAATATCAATCCAACTTACAGTTATAATAAAACACATACGCATCCTAATTCTATGTGGTCAGGTGTATACTATATTAAAGTTCCAAAAAACTCAGGTAAGTTATTTTTAGAAGATCCTAGACCAGGACCTAATACCCATATGCCTCGAAGAGTAGACAATCTACCCGAACAATTATGGAGAGTGTGTGCTTATGAACCCATGGAAGGACGTATGATCTTTTTTCCATCTTGGCTTCCCCACGGTGTTGATATAAATATGAATACAGACAAAGGTGAAAAGAACTGGAGAATATCTGTATCTTATAATTTTATACAAATATGAGTTTTAAGAAAAACAAATATCAAGTTATTCGTGGTGCTATATCAAAAGAGATAGCAGACATAGCTTATAGATATTTACAAATATCAGCAGAAGCAGATCATTGGATGTTAAATAATGGTGTAACCCATGCAGGTAATAAACTTGTAGGTAATTTTAACGACCCACAAGTTCCTAACTCTTATGCTAAATACGGTGATAGACTAATGGAAACACTGTTAGTTAAAACAATAGCTGTGATGCAGAAGAAGACAGGACTTAAACTAGTACCTACTTATTCTTATACAAGACTCTATAGAAGAGGTAATATCCTAAGAAGACACAAAGATAGACCTAGCTGTGAGATATCAACTACACTAAATCTAGGTGGAGATAATTGGCCTATATTTATCGATCCTACGGGGTCTGACAACGTCATAGACGAGTATAAAGGCATACATAAGCCTGGTGCACC